TCCTTCTTTACACCACGGTCCTGTTGGGAATCTATCCTTATCAGCATAAGCCATATCACCCATTTTAATAACAAACAAAACTACGGTTGAGTGCTCTTCAATGTTTTTTGTTTTATCTGCTTTAATAATACCACTCTCATACTTGTCATCGACTTGAGGTACAGCACATAAAATGCGGTAACCTTTAACTTCAGGTAGTTGAGTTGGTTTTTCTTTTTTATCGTCGTCTTTACTGACTTGAGATGATAATACTGCTCCCGAAGGAGAAACAATATCTTTATTTGGCGTTGCGATGTTAGTCATCGTCGTCCTCCATATTTTTTGCAAGGTCTGCTATGTATCTTTGTGCAATCATGAGACCTCGAATAATGCCTGCACTGTTTTGGTATTGAGCAAAATCTTGCGCATGCCCATCACCTAATGATTCTAAAATAATTCTGCGTTCTTCCTCTAACTTTTCAGTTAAAAGTTTTAACGTACTTTCTAACATATGTTAGTCCTTTCTGTTTTGCGACTGTGTTTGTCGATCTTTATTTCTTTGAACAGCGTCTATACCTAATTTTGTTCCTGCCATTAGTTCTTGCGATGCTATTTTTCTATTATCCATTACAGCGTTAGCTCCAAGTTTTGCACCTGCTATTCTTTCATCAGATTCTAGTCTCATTTTTTCTAATTCAAGTTTAGCTTGTTCTAATGCAGTATCGGCTTGCATCTTCTGTGCTTTTGCTTGTGCTTCCATTTGTTTAATTTGTAACTCTTGTTGTTGCATTTGAATAATTGGATCCTGCTGTTGTTGAGCAATCTGTTGTTGCTTCATTTCAGCAGTGTTCTTTTGTAATAATTGTTCAGCTGCTCTTGCTGCTAATCTAGAAACTTCAACTTCAGCATCTTCAGGTAAAACTTCATTTGGTGTTGGTAATGGTACACCTAATTGTTCTTCTACTTGTTTACGATATTCAAATGCTAAATGTTCTGCAATGTGAGCTTCAATAGCTGATTGAACTACTCCAGCATTAGGGCTTTGTCCAACTAATTGTCTAATCTTAGGATCATTCATGAAAGCCATATGTACATCTAAATGAGCTTTATGGTCTTGGTATATAAATGCTTTAACCGGCTTACTATTAAGTATGTTCATATTTTCTGATACAGGATCAGCAGGTTTCATCTCGTCGTCCTTAGGTATTAATAGGTCTGCATTCTTAACTCCTAATACATCTAACATCTGACGATTTAACTCTACCATATCATAAATGTCAGGATTAGACTGTGCCATTTGCATAACTGCTTGATATTGAACGACTTTCTGTGACATTGTTGCAGCATTTGGATCTGATACAGGTATAACTTCTACAATATCATAGTCAGACTTCTTAATACTTGGAGTACCTTCATCTGGATCATATGAATATTCATCATCTGTATAGTCTCTGATAATGTTTTTAATAAGTTTAAATTCTTGTCTCATTGCATAATGAACACGTGATTGAACTGCACTCATTACTTTTAGAGTTCTTTCTAGAATTGCTAATGTAGTACCAACAGGAGCATTAGCTGACATGTCTGATACTTTTAGGTCTGCCGCTGATGCAAAGCGTCGTCCTTCTTCTACGATCTGATTCATTAATTGGTTAAGAACTTGGCTAGGCTCTTTATAAGGAAGAGGTAAAATATTATCTCTAATAGTGCCAGATGGTACATCGACATCACGGAACTCAGCTGGAGCGATTGGTGTTTCGTCCCCTTTAATTCTAAGTCCTCGTGTTTTAAATCCACCTGGTAAGTTTGATAATGTTCCTGCATCAACTAACTGACGTAATAACATGGTACCTGATTTTGCAAAAGCACCGATCAAATGAATTAAACCAAAACAGTAGAACCCAAATCCTGGTACATATCCATAATGTACAAAGTGTTGACGTTTTTGTTTGGTATCATCATCTGGGTTCCAGTTACGTCTAATAGATAAAATAGTTTGTGTTGATCTTTCAATAGTTACAACATATGGAAGTGCAATACCTGTTTGTTCTCCATCTTCTTCATCTTCATAACCTTCTAAATCAAGGTCAACGTGCATCTCAAGAATTTTAAATCTATTATCTGTTGTTGCATTGAAGCCCATCTTCTCAGCAATTTTCTTTTCAACTTCTTCTAGATCATGTGATGGTTCACCTAAATCTACATCACGGTAAAACCCTGCGACTTGTAATTTTCTTAAATCATTTTTTGTTTTACGCATGACGTGGGTAACACGTTCTGCTGTTTCTAAACTTGATGCTCCATAAGGAACAACTAAATCTTCAGCAGGAATATACATTGATACCTGACGTTCTAAGCTTGGATCATAATACACTTTTTTAAATGCATTACCTGCTAAACCTAAACCCCATAACATACGTTCATGTTCAGGTCTATATTCAACCATCTTCTCAGTGAGTTGATAGTTCATGTCTTCTTTTACACGGTCAGCTGCTTCTTCTTTTTCTTTTGTTAGCTTACCAATAATTTGTGTTTTAACTGGACCAGAAGCTGGAAACGTTTCAGTCATTGTTTCAGCTTGGAATTTAACAAGGGCTTCTGTCATTAATGGGTGATATACATTACATGCACCTTCCCATGGTTCACTTCTGTCTTCTAGTTTGAGACCTAATAAATCTAAACCTTCAACATAAGTATCTAACCAATCACGTCGTGCAGATAGGTCACCCTCATAGTCTTCTAATAAATCACTTGCAAGATTTTGAAGAAGGTCATCATTCATCTCTTCTGCTAAGTTTTCATTAAAGCCATCATCCATTTCATCGGGGTCAATTTCAATTTCCATACCGCCGGCTTTGATAGTAACCTCTTCTGGATCTTCAATCTCAATCTCAATATCAGGCTCCATGTTAGCCATTTCAGCCATCATTTCATCTAAGCCTTTTGGTGCTTGAGCTAAACCCTTATCTATATCATTCGCTGCCATTATATTTTCCTAAAAGTTTTTTAATTTGTATTTCTAACAAATTTACCAAGATTAAAAGAATTAAATTTGTAAATCTTACAACTTTATACAGCATATAGCCGCTTTTGAGCAGAACTCCTAAAACCAGGAATATCGTCTTCTTCATCACTAGGTAACCTTATAAACCCACCCTGTCTAAACCGAGCAAGCGCCAATGTTGTTGCATCCACCAAGTCATCGTTTGCACCACTTGGGAAGTCATTACATTCTTCTATTAATTCATGAGCCCATCTTCTATCTGGTGCCCAAACTATACCAGAACTAAATAAATCTGATACCGCATTAACCCTACTTATCTTGTCTTGTCCTTTTCCTGGAGTAAATTCTCCTACGGGAATACCCATCCGTCTGAACTCTTGATAAAGTGCAGCCCCGTTAGATTTTTTCTCTACAACAAAGGCGTCAGGTTCCCAATCTCTGTATTCTTCTAAGCATAGCTGCTTTAATTCTGGGAATTCCAAGCGACGCTTTATTGCATTCAATAGTATTATATTATAATTATTGGTCTCTTCGTTAAAAAATACGCCCCACGTCGTCAAAGCGTTGTAATCTGACCTATTATTTGCCTCTTGAGCCGCGTCCAACGTCATAATTATGAATTCACAAGATGGTGGGGTCTCTTTTTCCCACATATTCCACCATTCTCTCTTAATTAGTGCACCTTCTTCGGATACTGGGTTTTGCATATACTGTGCATTCCAATATCTTATGTCTAGTGCAGCTCGTCTAGACCTTAATTCTTCTAGTGACCAGAAATCCGGCCAGAGAGGGACTTCTTCACCCTCTTTATTTTCTAAAATCGCTGGAAATTCAACCACTTCCCATTCATCAACCTCTTCATTCTTTACCATTTGATTCACAATCTGCCCAGTTAAGTCTAGCTTAGACCAGCGTGTCATCACAACGATAATCGCTCCTCCCGGCATAAGCCGTTGTAAGGGACCTGATTGAAACCATTCCCACGCGGGGAGGAATACATCTGGTTTTCCGAGTTTGGCATCTTGTTCTGAGTGAGGGTCGTCGATGATAAAGAGGTCAGCCCCACGTCCAGCAAGAGCGCCGCCAACACCAATGGCAAAATACTCACCATTATAGTTAGTACCCCAACGAGAAGCCGACTTCGAGTCTGCTTGGAGCTCAATGTTTGGAAACACATCTTTGTATGCGTCACTACCCACGAGGTTACGGACTCGACGACCGAAATTAACTGCAAGGTCAGCTGTATGCGATGCCATGATAACCTTCTTAGCCGGGTGCTTACCCAAAAACCACGCGGGCGCGAGGTACGAAATAAGTTCGCTCTTTCCATGTCGCGGAGCAATATTAACAATAATTCGTTTCTTTTTGCCGTTAGCGATGTCTTCAAAGAGTTGAGCCAGCTTTCTATGATGTTCTCCTATAATATAGTTTGGATAAACGTGCTTTATAAAGTCTAAAAACCGTTTAGCCCCTCGTTCCTTTGTTAATTCTTTTTTATATTCTGTTAATAATTTTAAATTACGTTGTCTATCTCTTTCAGACATTGTAGGTAAGGCTTTTTCTAATAAATCTAGGTCTTTTTTACTGATCGTCATCGTCTTCTATCACTTCACCTTCGATTACCTTGCCTTTTAGCTCTTCTATAGTTCTTTTTAGCTCTTCTTCGAGTTCTTTGCCCGATTTAGTAACGTGTGTAACCTCAGTTTTCTTCTTAAATGCGTCAACACCGTCTACTTCACCTATTTTTGACCATGCTGAGATACGTTCACGTGCTGATTTAGCCGTCGCTGCCTCTTGTAATAGCCCATTTAACACAGAAAGCTTGATGTCAGCTAGGTCTTTTACTACCATATGGCTAGTTGATGCTACCAATCCTGTTAAAAATGCTATAGTTTCATTAGGATAATTAGCAAATTCAGGTTTTAAGTCCCTATTTTCCATCATTTCTTCAGCCATTTTAGTGGCTTCATCAACTTGGTCTTTAGTTGGCTCGATAGTTTCTCCATTGAGATCCGCAATTAGCTTAATTGTTTTGCTTCTAGCTAATAATTCTTCTTGTGGAGTTAATTCAGGTAAAGCATCTCTAGCTCCTTTAGGTAAAGGAATATTTTCTTCAATTGGAGGTACTATTGGTTCTCTATTTTCTGTCATGTGTCGCTGTTTACACCTTGAATTGCAGCTAATAAATTGAATTGTAACACAATAATATAAAAAGGGTATAATGTTAAGATGTTTGAATGGGTTTTAATTTTATACTTAGATGATTCTCGTGAGTACATAGGTAACTTCGAGTCGTGTGCGCATGCTACGCAGTATTTCAATGAGTGCTTAAAAAAAGAACAAAAAGAAGGATGGTCAACTGCATGCTTATATCAAGACTACGTTCAACTTCCTGCTAACTTTGTTCCAAAGTATCCCACATGCAAATAGAATGGAAAGATATAGAGTTTGGTCCTATTAATCTTTGGACCCTTGGAAGGGCGCTGTCTTGAGTCTGTTAACCGACAAAAATCTTGTTCTTCTTTATAAAACCTTCTGTCATATGGAACCGTTCGATAAACTTGATATGCCATACGCTCACCAAATTAAATTAAAAGTCACACGTCGCAAAGATATTATGGGCGAGTTTGCCCCAGATGAAAATACAATCTATATTAGTAGTGCTAAGAATGCTCACTTTGATACAATCTGCAAGACACTCTTACATGAAATGGTGCATCTATATTGCTTCAAACATAAGGAAGCAGAATACTACAGCCATGATAACAAACACTTCAAATCCATCATCAAACATATAGCCTCCGTGTACGGCTTTGACCCTAAAGAGTTATAAGTAAGTATAGCCAGATAATATAAAAGGTCAAGCTTAATCCTAAAGCTACGATCTCATCTAAGTATTTAAATATATATTTCATAACCCGCATCATACAGATTACAAAAATAAAAACAGAAATGAGAATCAGTCTCAAATAA